AAATCTTCTGAGCGTATACGCTTAGCCATATTAGACTACTCCACTATTTGGTGCAGTACGCAACTGTGTGCCAGTAAGTGCATCAATTACTTGTACATCATTGACTGTGGCCGCATTGACAAAAATTTCATTTGCCTGTGAGCGTATTTCATATAGATCACCAAAACTTTTAAGTGGATCAGTTGGTACAAGTACAACTGAACTGATGATGCTTCCTAATCTATCGTGTAGGTAAGCACTGAGTTCACTGAAGAAAAATGTATCACCAAAATCCCAATTGTCAATAGTAAAGTATGTGTTCATTGCACTTACAACTTGACTTTTTATTTCACTTACACTAGCAGTACTTGCAGTATTTTTCACGCATTTTATAGTTGCTTGTAATTCAACTGCGGCCTTTGTACCAAAAAGAGGTTTGAATGTTACACTGTTGAGTATAATATTATCACTGATCATTTTGTATTGATCCAGCGTGCTATAACTTGTGGTTAACTCATCTATTGTTGGCTTTGCTGGCTCAGCTACAGTTCCGGTACTGTCACGAATAAAGTTCTGATAAGCAATATAATAGGATTGTGTTACTAGATACAGGTCAATGATGTTTGTAGTTCCTGGGTCAATACGTCTACTCAACGGAGCATTGTGTCGATACTGAAAATACAAACCTTGTCTTCCTGTATATGTTTCATAACCAGTTACTTCTGCTATGGTTCTTGTTCCTTCAAAGTCAACACTAAGTTGATAAAACTTTTCATCTGTATATGCATAAAAGACTTGCTTGTCTGCGTACTCGCTTTTTACAAGTTCAATTGCAGATTTTGTAGCAAAAGAACCTATTACTGTACCTTCTGATAATGGCAAATATCTTTCAAGGTTATCAAAATCTACTGTTTGTTGTAGATAAATTCTTTTGTTGTTTGGATTCACCGTTGGAGCAACAAGTGTTTGAAAATAATCTGGATTGTCTGGTATACCGTCATTGTCAGAATCTTTATAGGATATCCTGACTCTAAAGTCATCTACAAAACCGTCTGCTTCTACAGGCTGATCGATAATATCTAGAACTTCATCACTGTTAAGTGTTGAACTGGTATCAGGTAAGTTATTTGTCTTAAGAACATTTATAAAATCATTTATCACTGTACCAGTTTTTGGATCATAAACTTTTTGTGTACCATCATAGAAAAATCTTGTTTCTAAAACACTAGCCCAAAAACGTTGCAAACTACGAGAACTAACTGTGTACGTAACACCGTCAGTTTCGAAAGCAACCAACCAACTGTTATCTAAACCTGTGCCACTGGTATTTTGTGCATTTGTAAGGCTAAAAGTTGTTGCACTATTAAGATTTGTACTTGTGATCACATACCAAGTTTCAGATGTATTATCATAACCAAGACCAAAATCTCTATACAGTTCTATGTTTTCACGCATGGTTGTTTCGATTGCCACTGGCAAATCTGTGACAAAGTTTGGAATAACTTCTGTTGGTACTGCATTAGTTGGAATAAAATTATTCAAAGTAACAGGACCAGTCCCATCAGCATTGTTACCAACTCCAAAATTTGTACCATCAAGTTCGAGTGCAGTGACAGTTGCCCACAAAACCATTTTGTCACCAGGTAATGTTGGTGATCCTGTTGCTAGTCTGTTAGTTGCAGTAAAGTATTGTCCAGATGGTGGAGTAAATTTTACCAGTCCACCTTTGGCAATATATTTTTTATTATCACTTGCCTGCGGCCCAACTGGTGCTGGCGCTCCACTAGCTACAAATCTAAAAAAACCAGTTGTTTCGTTGTTGCTCGTAGTGCTTTGACTCCAGTTTAGATTTAATCCTGCTAACGAAGGACGTATAAAGTTTTCATAATAAAACTCCTGCATTCCTCTACTTGCTAATACAGGTTCAACTTGATTAACAATTACATCAGTGATATCATTTTGATCAACAAATGTGAAAGTAAAACTTGGTACCGCAGTATTTTCATATATCATGCCATCTGATGCAAAAACATTTGTGCTTGAGTATTTTCCAGTGATATCAACAAGATCCAAGTATCTACTAGTACCAATAGAGCTTCTGTTTACAGCCTTGGACTTGATTATAGTTGAATAAAGTGTATATGGAAAATTATTGTAATCTTCGCCGTTTACCATTCTGTTCTGTGTATAGAACCTAGCTGGTGCACGTTGTTTGATGTCGTTTATATTTTCTCTGTTGGCTGCATTGCTTACAGGTTGTGTTAAGGCACAAGTAAATGTCAGTGTTTCGTTTCTTCCGTTTCTACTTACATACACAATTGAAATAGTAACATTTTGCATTTCGTCAGGATTTATTATATAACTTAATCCGTTTGATGCTCTCACATAGGTTCTAAAACTGCCAACAGGAATGCTACTAAACACACCATCACCAAAGTTTAGATTGATTTGATCATTGGTTCTAGATGAAATTGAAAAATATCTACGTTGTTCTGGAGTAAGTTCTTCTACTGCACCAGTGTAAATGTTTTCAACTTTCTCCCATTCATTTTGTATGTTTCCGTTGCTATCAAGTTGATATAACCAAGTGTCTTCGTTGTTTATACCTTCAATGTTGACGTTCACTACTCTGTTGGAAATTCGTTCGCCTAAATTGAAATCTAAATCCTGTAAACTACCTTGCTTGAATAAAAAGAAATAACCAGTGTTTGCACTTGCATAACCTTGTTTATCATTTCTATATAGGATATTGAATGCACCATTTGGTGCAGGTGAAGGTTCGTATATAAATGTTTTGTTTTGAGTTGTAGCACACACTGCTTCAAAACCCATTGCAGTTCCGTTTACTGTGCTTGTAAATGGTATAACTGGTAAGAAGCCTTGTAGTAAATTAATAGCATACTCGTCAGTTTGCACACCTAGTATAGTTTGTGAATTAGCAGGACGTCCAACACGCTGAGTGTTATCCAAGGCTGCATTTACAATTACTGTAAACTGCTCTAACCAGTTTTCGTTTGTGGTATCATTCCAATTCACTGTGATATTTGATAGATTTACTCCAGTAAAGTCAACAACACCTTCTGTAGTGCTTATGCTTTGTACTTTTAAAAATCCTTGTGCCGCAGTGTTACGCTTTGGCGTGTAACTTACTAGTTCTGCAAGTCTGTTGACACTATCTCTTCTTTCAGCAGTGTCTAAAAAATTCTCTCTGGTATTAAGGTCGTTTCTAAAACTACCTGCCTGACCCATAAATGCCATAACATCAAGCAGTGCAATAAATTCACTGGATTCTATGTAGTCGTTAAAACTTTCTGGATAGTATAGACGTATGTAATCTATAAAACTCTTTCGCAATGTTTCAAAATCATAACTTTGAAAATCTGCTTCTCTGTATGTTTGGTAGATTCGTTTCCAATCTTCAACACCAAATATACTAGTCTGTCTTGTAGTCTTAGCCATGTGTATTTCCCTTACCTAGTATTTATCTACAAAATAAACTACGCAGTTTATACTAGACGTCTGAGAATGCGGCTCGTTGTGATTGGTTATCAAAAAACACGTTTAGTGTATTTGCATCTTGTCCATCAATGGTTTGGACTTCGAGTTCACATAAAAATCCATTTTCTTGTGCAAAAACGTTGATATCAGATATTTCTATTCTTGGGTCTTGTGCAATTACACGTTGTAGTTCGTTGATGATCGCTTGTGATGTTTGTGCATTCTGTGGTTCGTATATTAGACTCCACATAGATGTTCCAACGTCTGGTCTGCCAGGCATCTCGCCTTGTCTAATGTTGAGTGCGTTCAAAAGGTCAGCTTTAATAAGTTCAAAATCAGTTACGGTATAATTTTTGTATCTACCTACTGTGCTATATCCAATAATCGATGTCATAACGTATTTATGTGCTTATTCCAGTGACTTTTTTATTAGCCACTACAGATTCAAGAGCAGTATCAATTTCAGAACGTATTACAGTGCCTGTGGTTCCTGATGAGCCTTTGGTAAATCCTTGTATCTCGCTGCTGATTTTTTGTGTGGTAAGATTAACTGCATATTGTCCACCTTTGACAAGCTCATTCATTTGCCCAGCAGTAATGTTTGTACTAAGTGAACCGTTCAGTGTTTTACCAAGCACTGCACTGCCTTCAGTCCATTTCTTAACTGCATCAACACCAAACTTACTAGCACCACTAACCAAACCGGCTAGATCAGCTTCGTCTTCTAAACCTGTAACAACTCCTGCATTTTGTAAACCGTTGAGTCCTTTGGTAAACAAATCAGTTTTGGTTAGGTCCTGGATGCTTTCGTTGTTTAAAAAATCACTTACACCATTTATTCCTTGGTTACCAGTCCATACACTTGAACTGCTTAGAACAGTGTTGAGGTCGCTTGTAGCATCTTTCAAAAAGAAGTCACTAGTACCAGGTTTCAAAAATCCAGCATCTTCTAGTTCAGGTGCACTGAATCCAAACTTACCTACGCCTTTAGAGTTTGATATTTCATTTGCTTTTTGATCAACTTGTTTACTAGATTGGGCCAACATACCTGTGACTTTTTCAGGTGGTATTTTACCAACATTATTTGTTGCATTGGCTTGTTTTTCGTAATCACCTTTTTCAATCTTTTTAATTTCTGTGGCTTCGGTTTTGTTGATTGCTTCTTTGGTTTTTGGCTCTAAAGGTACAGTTGTACTTGTACTGGACAAGTTTGTAGTTGTGTTAACTCCTGTGCCTCTTTCAGCATAAGGTTCATGAGTTGGCACTCTTGTGGCAATTGTTTCGATTGCTGATGGTTCTGGAATCCAACCTTGTTGCGGCGAAAACTTTGTATCAGGCAACCTAAGTTTTGGAATTTCTTGAGCCTTTGGCACATCGCCTGCAGATCCACTGTTAAGTTTGATACAACCAGCTTCTAGCGTAAGTGCTGATCCAGCACCCCAGCTTCCAGTATTGCTTTTCAACATCATTGAGC